TATGCACCTTTACATATTGTTTATGTAGGTATTGTAGTTCGTGAACATCCTACTCAAGGTATTATTGAAATCAGAATACAGAACGGTTACGAGATGGATGAGTTGCATAATGTGTCAGCTCAAAATCCTGCTAACGGAGATATTTTACAATTCAATTACTCTACTCAACTTTGGACTAAAACTGCTGGTACTACAAGTGCAATCGCTGAAGGCTCTAATCTTTATTATACCGATGCAAGAGCAAGGGCAGCTATAACTGGAACATCTCCTATTAGTGTAACGAGTGGAGTAGTTTCTATTTCACAATCAAGCAGTTCAGCTAATGGATATTTAAGCTCTACTGATTGGACAACTTTTAACAGCAAACAACCAGCTGGTAACTACATTACTGCATTGACTGGCGAAGCTACTGCTTCTGGGCCTAATTCAGCTTCTGTAACGCTTACAAATAGTGCGGTAATAGGAAAGGTTCTAACTGGATTAAATGTTACTGGTGGGTCTGTATCAGCTACGGATTCTCTTTTAACTGCATTCGGTAAAGTACAAAATCAAATCAACGGCTTAATAGGTGGTTCAATCTATCAAAGTGTATGGAATGCTTCAACTAACTCTCCAACTTTAACAAGTGGAGTAGGGACTAAAGGTTACTATTATATTGTAAATGTAGCTGGTTCAACAAACTTAGATGGTATCACAGACTGGAAAATTGGGGACTGGGCAATTTACGATGGAACTGCTTGGCAGAAAGTAGATAATACTGATGCTGTAAGTTCAGTAAACGGACAGACTGGTGCAGTATCTTTAACTACTTCTAACATATCTGAAGGAACTAATTTATACTACACAGATACAAGAGCAAGAGCTGCAATTAGTAGTACTGCTACTGGCTTAACTTATTCTTCTGGAGTAATTAGCTTAACTTCTGGATATGTTATTCCTACAACAACTCAACAAACTAATTGGAATAATGTATATACAAATGCAGTTTATACTACAAGTACATACTCAAACCCTTCGTGGCTTACTTCGTTAGCTTGGACTAAGATTTCAGGTACACCTACTACCGTTAGTGGTTATGGTATTACAGATGCTATTACAACTGCTAATATTGGAAGCCAGTCTGTTAATTATGCTACAACAGCTGGAGCATTAACAAGTATGCTTATATCGCAGTTTACAAATAACTCTGGATATATAACATCAAGTGCTTTAAGTGGTTATTTGCCATTATCTGGTGGGACTTTAACTGGCAATGTTATTTCAAGCACAGATTCTTATATTACTTTTGGCCCTAATTCAACATGGTCAGCTTATCTTCGTGTAGGTGGTAATGGTAGAACTGTAACTGGCAATTTATACGCTTCTGTTGTAACAACAAATGGTAATTTACATTTAGATTCTGGGGATAATAAAGCAACTTATATTAATTATTATGCTGGTACTGCTGGTGTAGTATTTGGTTCTGGAGCAAGTAGTATTGTAGCATCAATGGATGCTTCTGGTAATCTATGGAAAGGTGCAACAATAGGAGCTGGGACTCAATATGTTTATAATAGTGGTACTTGGGGTATAGATATTACTGGTAATGCAGCTACGGCAAGTTCAGTAGCTTGGAGTAATATTTCAAGTAAGCCAAATGAAATATTTAACTATGATGGATGGGTAACAAATCCAGGTTATGATGCTAATACAATTGGTGGAAATAAATCTGGTTTTACTTATGCTAATAATGCACCTTATGTAGGGCCATTAACACATTTCGCTGCAAGTGGGTACGGATTGCAATTTAACGCATCTTATAGCGGTGGTGGAGTTGCTATTGCGTATAGAACAAGAAATGGAGATACTTCAAGTTGGAATAGCTGGTATAATATTATTACTTCAGCTAATATTGGTTCTTACGCTTGGACTGCAAGTGGAAGTTGGAAACCAGCATCATTAAGTTCATCAACAAGATTAATTGGTATTACATCTCCAGATGGTGGCGAATTTGCATTAGCTTATTCTGGTGGTCAGATATTCCCTTACACAGATGGATTCTTTTATCAAAATGAGGGTGCTTATAGAGTAATAGATTCAAATAGTATTTATTCTGTTCTTTCAGATTTTACAATTGGCGCTTATAGATTTATAGCCGATTACGGAGGTAATACTACTTGGAATATAAGAAGTAATGGACAATTTATTTGGGCAAGAGGACACGATTGGAGTCAGTCATTCAGATTAAATTTAGAGTCTGGAGCAGTAGGTAATACAACTTGGGCTACATTAGGTCAATATGATTCAAATGATACAAATGGTGTTTGGAAAGGAATAAAAATTACAAGATACGAAAATAGTGCTGTTGTGCTTGGAGATTTGGCTGCTGATATGATTGGTGCTGGTACAGATACTCCTTCTACAAGAATACACGCTTACCAAAATATAGATGCTTCTCCGCTTGTTATAAAAGCACAAAATGATGCAACTGGAAGCTTTGCTTATTCAGCATTAAATGCACAATCTTCAAGTGCTTCTGGTTCATTAGTATCGTGGGGTTCTGGTAGTGTTAGAGCAGATTCAGTATGGCTTCAAACTGATGGTAGCAATCCTTTAGTGTTTGGTGTAAATGATACAGAAGTTGCAAGATTCGCAACAGATGGTTATTTGTATATGCAGAATTGGATTTCATTCCCTAATTATACTGGGTTATATTCAGGAAATAATGGAGCTCATTTTTTCCCAAATAATGGGTCTTATGGTTCTTGGAATATACAAGGTACAAGAAATGGATGGGCAGGTTTACAATTTGGCGGATTAAATAATGGGAGTGTATGTTTAATGGTTTATCCAGGTTCAAATCAAACTGGATTTTATAATACAACTTATGGATGGCAATTCTTATGGAATAATGGAGAATTACAAGTTGCAAAAGGAACTTATGGTGGAGGCACTTTATATACCGTTTTAGATGCTGCAAATTATAGTTCTTATGCTTTACCTTTAAGTGGTGGAACATTAACTGGGAATATTACTTATAATCCTGGAGAAGCAACTAATTGGTATATCAGAGGAGCAGCAAATGGCCCTACTCTTAGAATGAAATATAGTGGTGGTTCAACTAACAGAGATGGTGCTTTAGCTTGGGTAGATAATTCAAATAATTATTATGATGTTTTACAATGGACTGATACTACCGTAAGTTTAGTTGGCAATTCAAGTTCAAAAATAGTTTTATATAAAAATTATAGTGGAAGTCCAGCAAATGTTGGAATGGAGTTTTTAAATACTGCTGGTTCAACTGTAATTGGATTTAATGCAAATGGAGGAAGCATATCTTGTACTGGTACAATGGATATGGGATTAAGTAAGTTTTTTGGTGCTGGTGGCTATAAAATGCACTATCGTAATAGCTCAGATAACTATACATACTCTGGAACGCAAAAGTGGCAAGTTAATAACGATGCTGATAACGTTGCATTAATGACCGTATTAAATGGAGGAAATGTTGGTATAAATAATTCTGCACCAACAAACTATTCTGGCTATACTACATTACAAGTTACTGGTAAATCAACTACTGGAGGTGGTGTTTTAAGATTAACAACATCTGACTCAAGTACGGCAGTAAATATTTATACTAATAATGTTGGTGTAAACTATGATTCAACAACTGGACATTCTCATAGATTTAATGTTTCTGGAGATACAAAATTAACGGTTGATGGAGATGGTATTACTACTGCAAACCCAGGAAATGGAGCAGTTCCATGGAAATTAGGAGATTTACAAAATGAGCCAGTAGCGTTAGTAACAAATTCATATATTGAAGTAGAAATAAATGGTTCTTATTACAGATTAGCTTTAGTTGAACCAGCATAATTAACAATTTAAAAAAAGAAAAAATGGAAACAATTTCAACACCAACAGTAAGTGGCTTAAAGCCAATTGAGCCAGTAGTAATTCCTACTTTAGGTACAGCTACTCAACTTTATGTACAAGCAAATAGTTTTGCGGCTGATGCTGTAAACTGTATCTTGTATTATTATTTAGCAGATGATAAAAATATCAACTTAGTACAAGGTTATTTGCAAATGACTGATGAGCAATTTGCAACTTGGGGTACTGACAACTCAGTATTGTACACAATCGTTGCTGATGAAAAAGGTTTAGTTTTGTTATAATTAATAAAAAGTATTAACTTTGAGGTATGACACCAGAGCAAATTTACTCTATATTGGGACAAGGTCTTGATATGGCAAACAAAAACGGAACTTATAGTTTAGCTGATTCTAAAGCTATTGCTGATGCGTTAATCGAATTAGGCAAGGTTTTAGGCTTAAACCAAGAGCAACAAGCTCCAGTAATGACTCCAGTAGAATAACTGGACAAGTAGTATGATACTATATTAAAGAGTGTCTTGGCTAATCGCTAAGGCACTTTTTTATTATATTTGTATAAAAAACGATATGTAATGACAAACTTTATCCTTAATAATTTGACTGCTATTTACATTTACATTATAGTGTATTTTACACCAGTTTTCCCAGTTCTATTTGGGCTTGGATTCTTAGTATTAACGGACTTTATAACTGGAATGTTGGCAGCAAGAAAAAGAGGAGAGGTTATATCATCTAAGAAAATGCGACCTACTGTTACCAAAGGCATAGGTTATATGGCTGCTGTATTAGTGGCTCATACGTTTGAAAAGTCTTTTATGCCAGAGTTAGAGTCTATGAAAGTAGTAAGTGGTTTAATCGCTTTAGTAGAGCTTAAATCGCTTGATGAAAACCTTAAAGACTTAACTGGCAAAAGCTTCTTTAAGCAATTCTTCAAGGAGGGCAAATGAGAATAAGCGAAAACGGTATAAAACTTATCGAATACTTTGAAGGATTAAGGTTAAAACCTTATCTGTGTAGTGCAAAAGTGCCTACTGTTGGAATAGGAACAACTGTTTATCCTAATGGAAAAAAGGTTTCAATGAAGGATTCTCCTATCACAAAAGAACAAGCTTACGAATATCTCAGAAATGATATATCTAAGTTTGAAAAAGAACTAAACCATCTTCTGGGAACAACTAAAGTAAATCAAAACCAATTTGATTCTTTATTATCATTCGGCTACAATGTAGGAATGGATGTAGATACAGATACTAAAGCTGAAGGATTAGGCGATTCTACACTATTCAAAAAAGTGAAAAAAAATCCAAATGACCAAACAATTAAAGCAGAATTTTTAAAGTGGAATAAGGCTGGTGGAGTTGTTGTAAAAGGCTTAACAATTAGAAGGCAAAAAGAAGCAGATTTGTATTTTCAAAAATAATCTTTAACTTGCAGCAAATTAAGGACTTATGCGTTACAAATCTAACGACCTAATTGTATGGAATGGAATAATCACATATTACTCCGTTATCAAGCCCCTATTGAGTTCCAGCGATTCAATAGACTTTGCACAGCACGAAGATATTTTACTTTATAACTCATTTGTATGAACTCAAAAAGACCAAGACCAAGACTAAGCCTTACTGAACTGAATGTCAGACAACAAAAACAATTGTGGGATAAAAAACTTTATTCTGTAATGATATTCTCAGATGTTCACGGCTGGTTAGCTGACCTCAGAACATTAAGATGTATTAACAATATCCTAAAAGACAATAAGTTTGATGAAGTATGTATCAATGGAGATATAGTAGATATGCCATTTTTGTCTAAACATACCCAAAAGCTTTATATGGATGGCATTTTGAACGGCTATACAGAGATTGGAGAAATTGATTATACCGTAGAGCAAATCCTTAAACCATTGAGAATGAGCACAGATGCTGAGATTCGCATCAGAACTGGTAATCATGATGAGAGAATTACAAAGCCTAATTTACTGGGAGATAAGCAGTTAAAGAACTTAGCTATCCTTTATAACCATTTTCAGACTACCAAGTTTGAGGAGATGCTTCAATTGGAGTCTTTAGGGATGATTTATGACCCTTCTGATGTTCATACCTACTTTGATATATTTGATGTAACACACGGCCTTAAATTGGCTAAAAACGCAGCAGAACAGAACATAAAGGATTATATGTCATCTGGCTCTACTGGGCATACGCATAGATTGAACTCAAAATACCTTACTAATAGGAAATCGCCCTATGTTTGGCTGGAGTCTGGATGTACCAGATTAATCAACCAAGTGGAGTATTTACCTACTGGAGTGGTAGCAGATTGGCAGAATGGCTTTGTAACGGTACATTTCTGGGTAGATGGCGATAAAGTGCGTTTTTTCGCATCTCCGCACATTATTATTGATGGAAGATGTTACTATAACGGAGTGGTTTACGACTTTAATAAGTCTTAAAATCTTCGTATTTTTATGTTATGGCTGATAACATAGAAAACTTAGATGATATTGAGGACATCCACGATGACCAGACTCTCGCAGAGATAGATTTATTCTGGGGGATGTTTAAGGACACAGAGGAAATGTCTTTCACTTTTTACAACTCTCAATTTAAAGTTGATTTGCAAATGCAATTAATGAGAATGATTAAAACAAGATTGAATTTTTTAGATTATGAGGAAGAAGCTGATAGTTAAGATTAATAAATTATACCAAGAGATAGAAATACTAAAAAGAGAATTAATCAGAGAAACCAAAAAAGAAAAACAGAATGAAAAGTATCGTTGAAGTGAATCATTTAGAAAATTGTGAATGTACCGAAATGTGTCCTAATTGCACAGAGAAGTATAGACCACATACAGAAGAAGCTAAACCATTAACTGGAGAACAAATAGCTGATGCAGTTTTAAAGCCAAATTATTACAAAGGAAAAATCAAAGGTGTTGAAGTAGATGCAATAGATATAGCTAATGCCTATCGTTTAAATCCTTGTAAGTTTAATGCTATTAAATACATTCTAAGAGCTGGTAAAAAAGATTCTTTAATACAAGATTTAAAGAAAGCTATTAGATGCTTAGAAAGAGATATTGAAGATGAACAATATAAATAATATTGTAATTTTAAGATTAAAGTAATACCTTTGCGGCCCTATGACAGAAAAAGAAATATTATCCGCATTAGAAAAAGAGATTGAACAATTAAAAGAAATCCTAAAAAGTAGGGAAGAAAGATATGAAGAAATTAAGTCTAATAGTAGTAGTTTTACTACTCTTTTCTTGCAAGACCAAGACTGTTGTCAAGATTGAAAAGGAAGTAGTTACCGAAGTAAAAGAGGTAGTTAATACCGTTTATACTGATACTGGTAAGGTAATTACTAAGACTGAATATATCTACGAAGTAAAGTATGATACTATCAAAAAAACCTACTATTCTGTAATTACAAAGGTGGTTCAAGATAAAGCTGAAAATAAAGCGATTGTAGCCACTAAAGCAGAAAATAAGGTAATTGTACAGAAAGATAAAGAAAACTCAAAGGAGGTCATTAAAAAGACTACTATGGGGGATTTAGCTAAAAGCTGGTTAGTAGTGATTGTTTTAGGGTTTGTAGCGTATTTATTAATAAGAAAGTATATTTTATAAATAAGTTTGTATATTTGTATCGTTTTATAGTTTTATAGGTTTAAATAGTTTTGGTTTGGAAGCTCCACTTTATGTGGGGCTTTTTTTGTATATTTGAATAAAAAAGTTATGCCACTAAGAAAAGCAAAAGGAACATCGAAGAAGGCTGTACAATCAGCTGTATCATCTAACATTAGGGAGTTAATGAAAGATAATAAGAAGTCTGGCAAAGCAAGAGGTGCTGGAGGTAAAGTAAGACCTATGAAGCAGATTTTAGCTATTGCATTATCAAAAGCAAGAGGAAAATAAAAAAATAATTTGTAGTTATTAAAAACATTATTACCTTTGCAGTATCAAAGAGTATTTATTCCGAACAATAGATACCCTTTCGATAGGGAACGAGAGCAAAAGAAATAAATTGGAGTTAAGTGTTCGGACTTAGCTCCTTTTTTTTTAGCTCTAAGCATAATCTGACTGACTTTAATAAGTGGACAAAGAGAGGCGAAAGCCATCTGTACTACCAGTATGTAGAGCCAACTTTTAAATCTTGTGTATGGGCTGAAAAACACCTTCCCTACAAGAGCCAAGCTATTACTGATTCTTATTCGACAAGCTAATACCTTTGTAAGTTAATGTGTTTATATTCTTCTAAGGGAGGGGAGGGTATAAACACCTTTTTCTTACCACTAAAACCTTAAACTTTTCTCGAAGCTAATAACTATCAATAATCATTCTAAATTGCAAATAAATTTTATTTAACACTAAATCATTACTAATATTGCACCATGTACAACAAAAAACTATACCAAGAAGCTTTAGAAGCATTCGGTAAAACACATCAAATCTTAATGCTATTTGAAGAAATAGGAGAATTACAACAAGCTATCAATAAAAGGTTAAGAGGTATTGATACTGACTTAACTAATTTAGAAGAAGAAATTGCTGATGTAGAAATAATGCTTGAACAAATGAGAATTATTTTTGGCATTGATGAATTAAGCTATAAATTTACTAAAGGAAATAAACTAATTAGATTAGATGCTTATGTTGAGCAAAAAAAGCTCGAAGAACACCAGTACTGGATAGATAAGAAAGAAGATTTAGATGAGGATGAGTTATGCGAAGAATAAAACCAACTGAATTATTTATCATATATGCTATATTTATATCTTTTATGATATTTATAATAAAGCTAATAATTAACGGATATAATTATATATCAATGCTTTGTAATTTATAATCATTCTAAATTGCAAATAGTTCTTGACAGATGTTAAAATAATCCACACCTTTGTATCACAAAACAAAACAGAAATGATAAAACTTAAACAACCCCAAATTTTAGAAGTTCAAGTGAACAACTACAATTTCCAAGAGGAGTACGCTGTATCTTATACAGATGGAGAACTTATCTATCACGAAACGATTATGATTGCTGACTTAATCAAATGGGTATGCAATAATCATTTAGTAGGCTTTGGTGGAATGGTAACATTAGAAATTACCTCTACTAATCCAAATCAAAAAGAACCTATTATAGTAAGAGAGCCTTTACAGACTTTCATTGAAGCAAACTATAAAGGTATTATCCAAAACATCTTAACTATTCCAAGTATATGATTATTAGGCAAATCTTTAGAAACCACTTAGATGAGCAAGGCTTACCAAAAGTGCAAGAGGTTTTAGTCCAATCAACATCTGGAGTATTACCAGAAGAACAAGGAATAAGCTTACAACAATGGGCAATGTCTATTAGATGCCAAGCTGACTTAGTTCACAAGAAAATTAACAAATTAGAAAAAAGAGATAACTATTTACTATTTAACAGATAAAATGAAAGAATTAATCGCAATCCAATCAGAGCTTAAAGCTCCAAAGAATCAAAGAAATAACTTTGGTAATTACCAGTATCGTTCAGCAGAAGATATTTTAGAAGCATTAAAACCTTTATTAAAGGCTCACAATTGCTACTTAACTTTATCTGATGAGTTAGTTAATATCGGAGATAGATATTACATTAAAGCTACTGCTACTATTTATTCAGAGAAGCAATCAGTAAGTGTAACAGCTTATGCAAGAGAAGAAGAAAGCAAGAAAGGTATGGATGGTTCGCAAATCAGCGGTGCGTCAAGCTCATACTCTCGAAAGTACTCGCTTAATGGGCTTTTTCTTATCGATGATACAAAAGATAGCGATGCTACTAATACTCACGGTAAAGATGTTCAAGATGTAGCAAATGAAGTAGCGGCTAAAATAGAAAAGAAGAAGCCAGTATTACTTTTAAATACTGAAAACTTTGCTAAATGCAGAAAAGCTTACTTGCAAGATAAATCTAACTTAGCAAAGATTTGTGATAAGTACGAAGTAAGTAATGAAGTTCACTTTGCTTTAATTCAAGAATAATGAAGCAGTTTAAAATTAGACCAAGTTCAATGGGCAAGATAATGGGTAAGCTTGACAAAAATGGAGAGCTACCTAAAACTTGCACTACATACCTAAAAGAATGGTATGCTGATAGCTACGAGGAGGTAACCTCTAAGTATATGACTAAAGGGTTATTGATGGAGGACAGAGCTATTGATTTTATGGCTGAACAATTAGGTTATGGTTTAGCAGAGAAGAACATTAACATTTATTCTAACGAGTGGTGCGTTGGTACTCCAGATGTTATCCAAGAAAATACGGTAATAGACATCAAATGTTCGTGGAGCAAGAAAACATTACACGATTCAATAGAGTTGAATAAAGACTACGAATATCAGCTCCGTGCGTATATGTGGGTTTTAGATGGCCAAGTAGATACAGCAATTTTGTTCTACGCTTTAATGGACACTCCAGCAGAAGCAAACTTTGGAGCAGAGATAAGCTACGAACATCTACCAGCTAAAGAAAGATGGTTAGCATTTGGGTTTACCAGAGATTTAGCAATTGAAGAAATGATGATGGATAGAGTTAAAGTATGCAGAGAATGGTTAGAAGAATACGATGCTGAGGTAAAAAAAAAATTAGGAAAAATAAATAAGTAATAATGGACAACAAGAAAAACTACGTAGGAAGTGGTAAGACCAAGAGCCTACAATTCGGAGAAGTACAAGAGTTAGCTCTTAACAAGAAAAAGATTATGGATTTACCAGAAGATAAGTATGGTAATGTTAAAGTAAATGTTTCAAAGCGTAGAGAAGCCGATAAGTTCGGAAACGATTTATCAGTAGTAGAGAACACTTATGTTCCTAAAGCTAAGACAACGGATGCTAACGAGGATTTAGGATTCTAAAATTCTAAAATATTAAAGATACTGCTCTACCAAGCGTTCTTTTTGCAGAAAGGTCAGTTTTTTATATAACAAAAAAGTAGAAGGGGTTTTACTTGACCTAATATAAGTTGTGGTAGGCTTATATTTTAATCAAACTTAGACATAAAACAAATGAAACAGAAAACACAATTAGAAATGGTTAGAGAGCATTTAGAAGCTCACAAATCAATCACAAGCTGGGAAGCTATCCAAACATATCACATAACAAGATTAGCTCATCATATCCTTTGTTTACGCAAAGAGGGATTGAGTATTCAAAGCGAACAAATAACTAACGGAAAAAAATGGTGGGTAAAATACAATTTATGCTAACGGTAGAGAGGTTATTTCTGGATTTAGGGTTAGACCTTGACAAAGAGAAATTAGAGCAGATAGACAATAGGTATATTATTGTTCCAAGAGGTGTAAGAGTTAATCGTAGAGATGTAATTGTAGATATTTTCAACAAAGTAGCTTTATTACACGGAATAGAACCATCACATATTTTTGGTAAAAGAAGATTATCTGTGTATGTTAAACCAAAGCAAGAAGCTATCTATGTATTAACACAGCTTGGTTATGGAGTTACAGAAATATCCAGAGTATTAAAATGCGACCACGCAACTGTTATATACCATAGAGATACTATACAAGGCTTTACAGAGATTGATTCTTATTACAGAAACAAGATTGAAAAGAAGTATAGAGATTTATTAAGAGGAGAAGAAGAATTAAAAATTGAAACCATAGCACAAAACTTATGATAGACTTAAATAAAGAATATGCTACAAGAGATGGTTTAAAAGTTAAACTATTAGCAATATTTGAAAATAATATATTTGGAGCAATTGAAACTGATAGTGAATGGTGGGAAGCTAAATGGGACTTAAATGGTAAAAATAATTGTAGTCCTGAATTTAGTTTAGTTGAAATGATACCAATTATTGAGCATTCAGCTTGGATTAATATATATAAGTCTGGAATAAGTCTATATACATTTGCTGATAGAGATGCAGCTGATTGGGAGGCTTTAGAAGACAGAATTGATTGTATTGAAATTAAATATAGCAATAAAAACTTATGATAGATAAAAGAGATGAGCTTATTGAAAAGCAATATGAGCTTATAGAAAAGTTAAAAAAGATAATAGCTGTCCAAGATGCTAAAATAGAACTTATGGATGAAATAATAAATAATATTGCTTCTGATTTAATTCGTAAGTTATGAGGAAGGAAGAAAAAGTACAAGCTATCGCTTTAAATATATGCTACGAATACAATCTAA